TTGGGAGGTAGGAACAAATGGGTGTTTGTCCAACCTTCAGGATGAGGTTGGCAGGCCCAAATCCACTCCCCTGCAGTCCTTTTACTAACCTTACTAACCTACTAACCTTAGTAATAAAGGGTAATAGAAGGGAGAGGGTACAGAAAAAAGGAGCTATATGGCCAAGGTAGGCGAGGTTGGGAGGTTGGCAGGAACCTGGATGGCCTGCCGGCCTACCCTTGGCACATGGCTACCCTCACCCTCGACATCCGATCAGAGTTGCCCAAGGCCATCGTGTGGACCGACACGATGACCAAGCAGCTACCGTTCGCCATCAGCCAAGCGATCAACCGCACGGCATTTGATGCGCGCACAGCCTTAGGTGGCGCAACCCGGCAATACTTCGACAGGCCTACGACCTTCATCCAGAACGGCTTTCGCGTTGAAAAAAGCAGCAAGCGCAGCCTTGTTGCCACGGTCTTCCCCGAAGCCAAGCGAGTCCCTTACCTACTCCGCAACATCACCGGCGGCCGCCGCGGTACGAAGCCCTTTGAGGCCAAATACCTCGGAGAGGCCGCTGGAAGCCTTCCAGAGGGCTCCAAGCTCATCCCGGCTGTCGTCCGCCGCAACGCACAGGGAAACGTCTCCCTGGCCGCTCTGAGGCGCATCACAGGCCAGATCGGCGGCACTGGCTTCAACTCTGTGTTTATCGGCACCCCAAAAGGAGGCGCCCGCCCGCCTGGCGTTTATCAACGCGGCAGCAAGAACAGGCTGATCCCATTGTTCGTCGCAGTCCCAGCGGCTACCTACAGGCCCATCTTCCCGATGGGTCAGATCGGCCAGAAGGTGGTTGAGCGACGTTTTGGTGATTACCTTCGCAGCAGCCTTGAGCGAGCTGTCGCATCAGCGCGATAATGTGGTGGCCTGGCGCAGTTGACGCTGCCCAAGCCGTGACCGATCTACCTAACAGACCGATGCGACAACGTTACGAGGTGCCGGAGCCGGGGCAGCCGTTTGATCCGGCGATCTTCAGGCTCGGCCCACCCTGCAAGCGGGATCACCTCTGGGACAAAGCGGTAACGCTGCGGACCGTCAAACAGGGAATATGTCCTATCTGCGCTCGCATAGACGCTTCAGCGCGGCGAAAGCGATCTAGAGAAATCGATCGTAAAGGCTGGAACGCAAAGGTTCGCGCCTACAAACGGCAGGCTAGAGCTGATGGGCGAATCCCACCGAGGTCCAAGCATGGCCGGCCTTACACGCCATTGGGTGACATTGACACGCGCAGGATGCGCGCTTCTATCAAGCGCGCCGGCCGTCTGCCATCAGTAGCTCGATTGGTGTACAACCAACAGCTGGAGCACTGGCGCGCCAACCCTGCTGATAGGGCTGAGCATCTTCGTCAATGCGCCAAGCGCAAAGGCCAGTGGCGCTACCTCACCGATCCATCATTCAGGCTTTACCACCGCAGCAAATCCAAGCGGCGCAAGGCCCAAGAGCGCGGCAGTCGCACCGTGATGCTGAGCCCTGATCAGATGTGGCGCAGGTGGGTGGAGTTCGACAATCGCTGCGCCTATTGCGGCGTTGACGGCGACCTGCAGGTCGAGCACGTCATCCCGATCAGCCAAGGCGGCGAGCATCACCTTGGCAACATCGTGCCTGCTTGCGAGCGATGCAATTACAGCAAGGGCAGGCGGGATGCTAATCAGTGGTACAGATCCCAGTCGTTTTTCAATGAGGCGCGCTGGCTTGCCATTCAATCGGCATTGACCAAAGGACTGCCACCGGCCCAGCTAAGTTTGCTTGGATAGTACAAAGGTACTTTCTGGCCTAAAGCCAACGGGTGATCGCAGACCGCACGCTTTCTCTAGCGTCAGCGTTAACAACCCCTAAACCCTTGCGCCGCAATGAGTCTCGGTGAGTCTTACTTTGAGACACCCCGAGGGCGTTAAGCGCGGTTTAGCATCAGTTAACTAAGCCTAGCCGTCATTTAACTTTGCTGGTCACGTTCTCCGAGTTCGCGGCAATCAAGGGCTGCACCAAGGCGGCGGTGACTCATGCAACAAAGAGTCGGATCGCTGCGGCGGTGGTTGAGCAAGACGGCAAGCGCTGGCTGGATCGTGATTTGGCGCTGGAGCTGTGGCGCAAGAACACGCTGAAGAACAACGCGGCCAAGGTGGACGAGCCGGACCCGATCGAGCCACCACCGCCACGGGATGCGCAGGAGCTGCGGCGCCGGGTGGAGGGCTTGCCTGATGATGAGATCCCGGAGCTGAACGAGAGCCGTGCGCGGCGCGAGCATTACCAGGCGGAGCTGGCCAAGCTGGAAGTGGACCTGAAGCGGCGGGAGCTGGTGCCAGCGGTGGAGGTGCAGAAGGAAGCGTTCGCGTTGGGGCGCAGCGTGCGCGAGGCACTGGCTAACCTGGCTGATCGGTTAAGCCACCAACTGGCTGGTGAGACCGACCCGGCACGGATCCATGCGGTGTTGACGGATGAGCACCGGGCGGCGTTGGTGGAGCTGAGCAATGGCTAACCCATGGAGCGCTGGTTTCCTAGATGGTCTGCGGCCTGAAGAGCCGCTGACGGTGAGCGAGTGGTCTGATCGTTACCGGAAACTGAGCAGTAAGGCGAGTGCTGAACCTGGCCCGTGGCGCACGAGCCGGACGCCGTACCTGCGCGAGCCGATGGATTGTTTGAGCAGCAGCAGCCCGATCCAGCGGGTGGTGATGATGTTTGCTGCGCAGACGGGCAAGACCGAGGCTGGCAGCAACTGGCTGGGTTATGTGATCGACCACGCACCGGGACCGATGCTTTGCGTGCAGCCGACGGTGGAGATGGCGAAGCGGCTTAGCAAGCAGCGGCTCGAGAGCATGATCACCGACACGCCATGTTTGGCCGCGAAGATCGCGCCCAGCCGCAGCCGCGACAGCGGGAACACGATGTTCAGCAAAGAGTTCCCATCCGGGATCATGTTGCTGACCGGGGCCAACAGCGCTACTGGTCTGCGATCGGCGCCGTGCCGCTACCTGTTCGCTGACGAGGTGGACGCCTTCCCCAGCGATGTGGACGGCGAGGGCGACCCGGTGGCACTGGCCGAGCGGCGGACGACGACGTTCGCGCGTCGGAAGATCCTGCTGACCAGCACGCCAACGGTGAAGGACTTCAGCCGGATTGAAGCGGAGTACCTGCGCAGCGACCAGCGGCGGTTCTATGTGCCGTGTCCAAGCTGCGGCGGGATGCAGTGGTTGCAATGGCCGCGGCTGAAGTGGGATGCGAAGCGGCCGGGTGATGTCAGGTATCAGTGCGAGCACTGCGGCGAGCGGTTTGAGGAGAACCACAAACCGGCGATGCTCGCGGCGGGCGAGTGGCGCGCGACCGCACCAAGCGATGGCCGAACTGCGGGCTTTCAGCTCAGTGGGCTTTACAGCCCGCTCGGGTGGTGCAGCTGGGAGCAGCTGGTCGATGACTTCCTGCGGGCCAAGTCAGACGCGCCAGCGCTGAAGGCGTTTGTCAACACCCGGCTGGCTGAGACCTGGGAAGAGGACTATGCCGCGGCCGTGAGCGCTGATGGTTTGATGACCAAACGGCTGGCGTATGAGTCGGGCACCTGCCCCGATGGCGTGGTGCTGCTGACGTGCGGCGTGGACGTGCAGGACAACCGGCTGGCGGTGAGCGTATGGGGCTGGGGCGAGGGCGAGACGGGCTGGCTGATCTGGCATCAGGAGCTAATGGGCGACCCGACTCAGGTGGAGGTGTGGGGCCAACTGGATCAAGTACTTGTGACGGAGTGGGCAACGGCTGCGGGCAAGGCGCTGAAGGTGTCGCAGGTGGCGGTGGATAGTGGCGGCCACTGCACGCATGAGGTGTATCGGTATGTACGCGATCGCGTACGACAGAACGTGGTGGCGATCAAAGGCAGCAGCAGACGCAACAGCCCAGCGGTGGGCAAGGGCAGCAAGGTGGATGTGAGCTGGCAGGGCCGGGTGCTGAAGCGTGGCGTGACGCTGTATCAGCTGGGCACCGACACGATCAAGACAACGCTGTTCGGCCGATTGCGGCATAACGAAGCGGGCGGCGTCGGCACGCTGCATTTCGGCATGGCTGCTGATGAGGAGTATTTCAGGCAGCTGACCAGCGAGCGGCAGGCGTTGCGGTATCACCGCGGGTTTCCGATCCGTGAGTGGGTGAAGAAAGCAGGTGATCGAAACGAGGCGCTCGACTGCGTGGTTTATGCCTATGCGGCGATGCTGCTGTTCTCCAGGCGGATGAACCGGGCGACGATGTGGCAGCAACTGGCGGATCAGTTGGAGAATGGCAAGAAGGCGCCGCTAAGATCGAAACGGCAGCCGGCCCCTGCGGCTGCCAGTGGCTTCGTTAGCAACTGGTAGGTCGTGAACATCCCCAGCGAAATCAGGGCCGGCGACACCATCCAGTGGAGGGATGTTCCTGGCGCTGACAATCTGGGGAATGCGATCAGCAGTTCTGACTACACGCTGACCTACTACCTGCGGTTCAACGCTGCTAGCGAAGGCGCGACGGTGGTGGGCACCGCCTACGGCACTGGATGGGAGTTCACGATCGCCGCGGGAACCAGCACAGGCTTCGACGCTGGGCAGTGGTTTTGGCAGGCGGTCGCGACCAAGACCGGCAGCACGGTCACGATGGGATCGGGCCAGCTGACGGTTCTGCGAAGCCTTAGCTATACAGGCACGCCTGGCGCGGTTGATGGCCGATCGCAAGCGCAGCAGGATTTGGACGCGGTGCAGGCGGCGATCCGCGCGATCGTGGCTGGCGGTGTTGCCAAGGAGTACACGATCGGCAACCGCAACCTGAAGAAGTACGACATGGCGGACTTGCTTCAGCTCGAGGCTAAGCTCAAGGCCGAGGTCAAGCGTGAGCAGATGGCGGACCTGATCGCCAACGGGCTCGGCAACCCGCACAACCTATTCGTGAGGTTCTGATGGGTCTGCGCACGCGGCTATTCCGGGCGATGGGTTTTGAACCGGTGCGGCCGCAGCGGCGGGCGTATCAGGGCGCGCGCGTTAGCCGGCTGACCGCTGACTGGGTGACCAGCGGCACCAGCGCTGACAGCGAGATTAAGTCCAGCTTCAAGGCACTGCGCAATCGTGCGCGGCAGCTGGTGCGTGATAACGACTACGCCCGGCAGGCGGTGCGCGCGATCCAGAACAATGTGATCGGCCACGGCATCAAGCATCAGTCGCAGGTGCGGATGCTGCGCGACGGGCGACTGGATGAGGCGATCAACGGCCAGATCCATGAGCAGTGGGAGAGGTGGATGCACAAGAGCCGTTGTGATGTGAGCGGGCTGC